CTGTTCAGGACTGGGATGATGATGACTGGCACCATTCGGACAACCCTTTCATCACAGGCTTCCAATGAGCGTCCCAGACGCGATCAGCGTCGTATGGGGCTGCAAAGTCCACAGCCACCTTGTCAACGCCTCTAGGCGCGTTGTAGGACTCTTTCAGGGCATCCACAAGGGAACCCACTTGAGGAGTACAGAACCAAGACTTCTGATGATTATCCCAGAACGGTTGCACCTCCACAGCCCACCCCGAACCAACCAACTCCGGCTGAGCCGAGAAGTCAGACACAATCACCCTGGTGCCACAAGCCTGCGCCTCGATCACAGCCAAACCGAAACCCTCACCCATACTTGCTGACAACAACACATCAGCCGACGCATACATCATCGCCACAGCCTGCTGAGGGAAACCAGTCCGATACGAGTACTGATCAACAAACTTGTACTGATCCTCACGAATCCCACACGCAGCCAACAACGCCACCAAGTTCACCCCACCCATCGCCCCATCCTTCTCCGTGTGGAGATACAACATTGCGTCAGGTCGAGTTTGCGCGAAGATACCGAACGCCAACAAGTTCTCAGCAAACGACTTACGAGACGGACTAGCACCCTTGTTCGCTGCGTTCATCATCACCACAAACTTGTCGTCAGGAATGCCCATCAGTTCACGACCTGTGAAGTGACGATCACCATTCACAAACTTTGTTGTCGGACTGAACACAGACTCGATGCCATGCGGAGCGTAGAAACATTCCACGTCAGCGTTGTTCAACATCTTCTGCCCAAACATTGACATCGCAATCGGCTTCACATTCGGACGCGCACACCACTCAACAACTTCCAACGGACAAGGCGCATGATCAATCGGAACCCACGACGCAATGTTGTTCACCATCTCCAAAGACTTCGACTTCAATGGCCACACATCAAACAAAGTCATCAACAACGGATTCAGATTCTTGTTGCCGTTCGACCAGTCCATCCAATGCGCAACCATCACATCATCGGAATACGGTGCCATCCCACGTGGATACATCTTGATCCCATTCCAATTTGACGAAACTCCTTCGAGTCCGTACATGGCATGGATCGCTACTTCGTGACCTTCTTTGATGAGCCTTGGGACGGCTTGCGCGGTTTGCGTACCGTAGCCGGTGGGGACGAAGGGAGCATTGCTGTACCAGAGGATTCGTAACGCGTCTCCGTTGGTAGGTCTGCTCGCTCTGGTAAATGCGCTATTCCCCGACGCAACAGAATCTGTGCTTCGAGGTCTGGTAGTTCTACCGGTGTGTTGTTGACGATTACGAACATTTGCCACTTCCTTCTCCTTCGCAGATCGCAGGGGGTAAATAGAAATAGGGTCGTCGCGCCCTGCGTGTTCGCGACGACCCTAAGCCTAGGGGAATTATGGGATGTAAGGGGACAAGCCCCTCAAGCCTTACGGCTGGAGGAGATGCTTGATGTGTGATGTTTGTGGCAAGTTGCCGTCAACACGCATCGTTGCACGGAAGGTTGCGAGTCCTGCGCTGAATGCGAAGTCATCGGAACGATCCAACTTGATGCCGCCGACTTGACGCACGAAGTACGAAGGCAAGTGGCCAACGATTACGGACTTCAAACCAGTGGTGGCTTCGGCCATTGACGGGTTCTCGTAGATTGGCTGACCCAACAATGTGTCAGGTGAACCGATGCCGAGTGCTGGTTGGAACACGTAGTTGCCTGCCGTGTCCTTCAACTTGCGCACACGACCGATTGACTGACCAGTCATCATCCAGCCTACGCCTGGGAGCTGACGAGCAGCACCATCAAGTGAGTAGTAAAGGTCGATGAGGTTGTCTGCTGTGAAGCCAGTTGCTGTTCCAGAAGTACCGCCAACGCTTGACGCTGTGACGATGCCGTTTGGTTGCGACGAGCCTGAACCAACAGTCAATGCTGAACCGACTGCGAATCCAACTGCGTTGCCAACTTGATCAGCCAAGAAGCTGAGCATGTCAACACCAGAGTCTTCCAACAGTTCGAGCGAAACCTGTGTGAGGAATCCGAACTTGTATGCCGACAACGTGACGAAGCTGTTGAACGCTGGGTCACTCTCGCCCAAGGTTGCTGCTTCCGAGTTGACGCTGCCTACCGAGTAGGTGGACAGTGATGGAATCTGAAGGTTCTCGCCACCAGCGGTGTTGAGGACGGTTGATGTTCCCAAGACTGGGGCAATCAAACGTGCGCGCATGATCACTTGGTCGTAGAACGATGTTGGGACTGGTGAACCAGTTGAGGACTTGAGGATGTCACGACGCTCAAACGAGTGCGAACGAACGTCGCCCTTGATGAGTGCGCGGATCATTGCCACGTCTTCTTGAACTGGAGCTGCCGAAACAGGACGAACCTGGTCTGCAATCTCACGGGTTGCTGCGTCCATGCGGAGTTCGCGTGATTCATCTTCACGGAGTTTGGCAATGGTTGCTGCGCGCTCGTTCAACTCGTTGTTCAAACGTGCGTAGGTCTGCTCTTCTTCTGCTGAGAGGTCACGCTTTTCGGCTGTGGCCACGTCGATGATTGCTTTGGCTTGGTGCCAGGCTTGCTGACGAATCTCAACTTGACGGTCTAGATATTCTTTCATGATTGTTTTCTGCTTTCGATTAGTTGTGAATGGGGATACGCAGGGAGTTACTACTTCTCAACCTGATGCGGCTCCGCATTCAGCAACATCGCAGCGGCTCCGCTGAACAATGCAGTGACCTGATGTTAGGCGATGGTCTTCAACAAATCAAGGTGCTTGGCCATCACGCCCAAACGCGCTGGAGCAGCTTCTTGAATCGGTTCAAGTTTGGCAACAGTTTCACGCAACAACATCGCATGATCTTGCGACAAGGTTTGACCTGATTCAAGGTTGGTGATCGCTGCTGCGAGCTGATCGGCATCGATGCCGGTACGAACCGAGAGGGCATCAAGGGAACGAACAGATGCTGATGTTGCTGTGTATGCAGGGAATCCCGTGACAACGCTCACTTCAAACAGTTTGATCTGACGCAGTTCGCGTGTCATCCCATCATCGGAGAAGTAGTCGCCACCAGTAGGAACAGAGAACCCGAACGACATCGAGTTCACATCTCCACGCTTCATCAACACCGACAGGTCACGACCAACCGAAGTATCTGGCAACGAAGCATCAACGAACAACCCTTTGGAATCTTCCGACAAACGCAATGTCTTAGCTTTGGTTGTGGCCAACAGCATGCTCGAATCATGGTTCATGTACATGCGCACATTGTTCCTTGACTTCAAAGTCTTGGAGAATGCGCCAGGCATAATCCGTTCAATGAACGGCAACGGCTCAGAAGGTGAATTGAAGACTGCTGCATAACCTGTGAACGACATGCCATCACCGTTCTGATCTTGTCGCAGTTCAAAGTCATTGGATGTGATGCGTCGAGTTTCAACAAGTTCTTCCATGCCGCCAATACTAACAACATTCCCAGACATGGTTCTAGTGGACTTCGGATGCGACTTCGGAAGAAGGTCGTTGTCACCAATGTATTTTGCGTTCTCAGGTCTGCCGTTGCGCAACAAATACAAGAACGCATTCACCCGTGCATACGACCATTGATCGCGTGTCACACCTGGACGATGCGAAGTTGAATACGCTCCAGCTCCTCGACGGAACACTGTGCGCAACATACCAACCGTTGCCCGTTTGCCAGGGTTGTCACCGACTTCATCGTTGTGTTCTTTGGCTTTGTTTGCCAAACCTGTCTCAATGGCTTCTGACAGTTCAATCGTCTTCTCACCAGCAGGAGCCTTCGCAGACCCAACAGGATTCTTATCTGATCCAGTGATCTGATCTTTCGGTGGGGCAGGAGCATCAGCGCGTTCCGCTTTGATCTGTTCGGCTTTGCGTGAATAGAAGTCCCGTGCCGGTTGAGGGTTCAACGGATTGATGCCCCACAAATAGTGTGCAACAGCACCAGCACCAGGGAACTCATCATCGTCAGCGTTCGAGTTCTTTGGTGCTTGCAAATCCACAGCATGACGTTCCGACCATGCAGCCGAACGAATCACCTTGTCCTCAGACATCTCACCGCGAGCCAACTCCCGTGCCTCACGAACCGTCTTGTCAGTCAAACCATCACCAGCCAAGCCTTGACCGTAGTAGTCCAAACCTTTACGCGCTGCACTCCGAATGTAAGTCGGAACTTCTAGAGATACTTGACGCATCTCCTCATGCTCATATTCTTCGTCGTGAGGTTGCCAAGCGTTGCAGTACCAACCGCCAAGAACATACGCATCCCACTTCATGCAATACGCCTTCAAC